CCTAAATTATAGCGAGGTAAAGCTAATGAATTGTGAACTTGTTCACGACACGGACTCAAGAGTGAGTTACAACTTGAGGGGACATCTGAGGAGAGTAACAACATGGAACTGAATGCTAGGCAAACCGCTCTAGTCGAAAAGCGATGTCTTAGTTCCGGAATATCTGCTAAAGGCGTACGAAATATAAAGACTGCCCTAGCCGAGGCCCTCAACCACGGTGGGTACTTTAGAGATGAAGCGTCCTTTCTGAGTGCATTGGAATGGATGGTCAATCTCGAGAAAGAGAATGCCAAAGATTGGCGTGGTAATTATTTTATCAAGCACAGAGGCGAAGACGGCAATATTTGGATGAATTATGACGAGGTGATAAAGATAGCGGACAGGTATCTACGAGATCAGATTGGTAATGATGAACTACAGGTAGTGGTCTATCAGGATCTTGAAGAGAGTAACAGAAGTCGTATCGGCCCGAAAGGACTGTATAAGCCGGCTTCAACTGACCTGGATGAGAAGATTAAGGCAATTTGGTCTCCGAAGGAGATGCCAAGCCAAGTTGTTCTTCCCGCGCTAATGCGTTCTTTGGAAAGGATGTCTGGTTTACTACCCAGAGCATCAATCTCGCCAATAGGAATAGATGTAGCTATGCGGGCAACGCCGTATGATGCTTCATTTGAAGACGAAATTCAAGGGTTAGATCCAACCACGAACTCTGGTCCTCCTTGGTATAAGAGGAACTGGTCACCAGCTGGTTTCGAATCAAACGACCCTCGAAGAAAACGTGCTGAAATAGTGTTCGCTTATTATAGAGAGCAAACAAAGAAAGCTCTCGCTATCCTTGCGTCAGGGAAAACATATAGTTTGAAATCCATGGCCGCACAACGGCTTACGCAGCGGGGGCAAGATCAGCTCGCCGACGGTAAGTATAAACGTCTTGTCACAGCAATGGGCAAAGAAGACGCGATTATGTGTAAAATGATTTCTGCTCCGTTAATCCCGAAGTTGCGAGAAATCGCTCCTTTCTTAGGTTCTGTGAAGACCTTTGCAGCTCTTAGTGATGCTCCAGTTGTTGATATGAGTTGTCAGATTATGATGAACGAAACTGACGGCAGAACCGTGTTGTCTACGGACTACTCGGGGTTCGACCAAACGCAGGTGCCTTGGTTGATCAAGGAGATTGGAAAAGTGATAGCTTATTGGGTCCGCGGTGGCTCCAAGTGGGTCGCAAAACTTGTAGAGAGTATGGCTTATAATACTAGTTTGTTGGCACCTACAGGATTTTATCCTGAAATGCCTTCATCTATGAAGTCTGGGCACGGGTTTACGAACCTGATCGATAGCCTGATTTCACTAGTTGTCCTCTTCTATGGAGAGGAAATAGGTGCGTGGAAAATCAATAATGCTATGGTGCAAGGAGACGATGGAGCTACTGATGGAGAAGGTGTCGTACCTGATACTTTCGAAGAAGTCTGTAGTCACATCGGTTTATCGGCAAGTAGTGACAAACAGTATTATGAAGAAGGCAGAATGCATTATCTTCAGAGGCTGCACCTTGCCGGGAAACTAGGCGGAATTTATTCTACATACCGCTCATTAGGGAGTGTCCTGTCGTACGAGAGGCTTAAATTTGACCCTGATCAGTGGAACCCTTATCTCGAGGCAATGCAGACAATTAGTAGGCTCGACAACTGCGCTTTCAACGATCAATTTCCTAATTTGGTCCATCTTGTGGCTGAGCATGATAAATACAAGCTTGGATCCGATTTAGATGCTCGTGAGGTGATAACCAGAGCTGGTGAGCTTTGGATGGACGTAATGAATTACGTCAAGCACGAGACCATCAATGCGAGAACGAACGCGGGAGGCGGATTCGTAAACAGTCCTACAAATGGGGTGCTACGAGGGGAGACTCTACCTCCTTTTGGCAGTCATGAACGATTTGTCAGAGTTTATGGCGAACGGGTAGCTAAGGCCGAGGAGCTACTTGGTATAAGCAGTCAGAATTTGACGGCTTGAAATCGGTCATTCCTCCA